AGTAGATATCTTCCTAGATGCTTCGGGAGTAAATAACTTATCGGGAATTCTGACACTTTCATCTGAATTATCAACTTCATTATAATCTACAAACCCATAAGTTCCGTCTTTTCTTTTCTGCAATCCATGCTTATCATAATCTCTGATTGCTACTATAGAATTTAATAAATCAGAAAATTCTAAATCATTATAAGTATTACTGTCTTTTATAATATTATCTAAATCAAGTTCATTATTAGTTTTATATTTTTTATAGAATTTAGAAATACGTCTACGTATTTTACCATCTACTTCATAAGGTTCTACACTTCTTTCAGTTTTAGAATCTTCTAAAGATTCATCTAGTCTTACTAATTCCTTAGAAGCTTTTTCAGGAGTATAATTTTTACTATACATATCAAAAACAGTTTCCCATGAAGTATTAGTTATTTTAATATCCTTATAAGATATTTCATCAACCATTAGTTCTATAAGTTTCTTAATCCAATATTGTTGTTTAATATCAATTTTATTTGGATTTATAGTATTTTCTAATATTTTAGAAAGTTTAGTACTAGTATGTTCTAAAATTTTAGTATTAATTTCAATATTTAATGATTTAATTTTTTTCATAATAGATAGCTGAGCTTTAATTTATTCTGAGATTATATTAATTGTTTTAGGTTGTTGATTTTCTTCATAAGGTATACTAATCGATAGTAATCCTTTTGACAACTTAGCTTCAATTCTATTTAAATCATATTTAGCAGATACTTTGTACCCTAAGTCAAATGACCTTTGAGCTATAGATTTAAAAACATAATTGTAGCTATCATCTAATTTTGGCTTATCGTATTTAATTCGCAAAGTATCCAAAGCAGTAGTTATTGATATATCATCTAAATCTGCTCCAACACAAGCTATTTGAATTATTAACCCACTATCTGATTGGATAATGTCTAGTGGATAATTAATTTTACTATCGTTAACTGAGGTGTAATCTACCTTCGTATCATAGTAATTTTTAAGGAAAACATCCATTGAATTGTATGGAATCTGAACTACATTTCTAATCATTTTTTTTAGTTTTGTGCCTCCTGAGATGGCGGTTAAATAAACGCTCAGCTATCTTATATACTATAAATATATACTAATATTTAATTGTAACAAATATCTTGTTCTAACTGCCCTAAAATAGTAGCACATTCGTAATATTTATAATCTTTTGTATTTTCTCTAATTATATCAGTTGTGAAAAACATTCCTTTTAAGAATATATTTTCATTTTTATAATTTTCTATATCTTGTAAATTGTTGGAATATAAGTGGATTAAATTTAAATCTATGTCAATTACAACATATAAATCATTATTAATATTATCATCTATTCGTTTTAAATCTAAGATGCTATCTGCATCCTCTGAAGTATATTCTATATAACTATCTGAATCATCTTCATCATTCAGTAATTGTAAATTATTATCTGAAGTATACTCTAACATATCATCTGAAAACATAGAATCAAATAAAACTTTACTAACTTTTTCTAATCCTAATTTAAATAAAGTATTAGTAAAATATATCTTAGATTCATTAGTTAGCTGAGCATAATACTCAGTTATGTTTTCAAAATTTTCAGACTTTTCTGTCATATATTAATTTTTAGTATATTTGGTATATATTCTAAATCTAAATAATTTGCTTGATTTTGTTTACTGAGGTTTGTAGTAATTTTATCAATAAATTTACTTGATTTATCCTCATCTACAAAACCAATCTTAGAGGTATTATTAGATAATGCAACATGAATACTTCCTGTTTCCGAAATAACATCAAATTTAATTCTTTTGTTTACAGTATATTTTTTTATAATAATGCCAATTTCATATTTTTTTGTAATTGGATTTTGAAATATCACTCTCATATGTTAATGTTTTGTTAATGTTTTATAAAAAGTATTGTTTTTAGAAAAAAAATCTGTAACTTTGAAAATATATAAATATATAATACTATATACTATATACTATATACTATATACTATATACTATATACTATATACTATATACTATATACTATATACTATATACTATATACTATATACTATAAAATATATAATATATAATATATAATATATAATATATAATATACTAATATAATAATATAATACTATACTATATTTATATATAAATACTAAATAAAAATTATGAAAAAGAAATTAGTAAATGAAGAAATTCTAAGAATTCAAAAATTGGCAGGAATTATCAAAGAAGGTAAATATGTAAAATCTTCTGAGAATATAAATGAAGGATTTTTAGATGATATAGTATCTCGTATGAAAGGTTCAAGTCAGCAAGGAAAATTACTTAAAAATCTACTTGCTAAATTGGGTATAACTAAAAACCCATTTGAGATTTATGGCATAACTGCAAGTATGGATTATGAACCTAATCTTGATTTACAAGCATTTCTATATTCAGGAGGAGATATTAGAACTAAGATACCATTTTCAAAAGAATATAAAGAAGTAGTTGGAGGTTCTATTATTAAATCAAAAATTGTCGTAAATTATAATAGAGATATCCCTACAATAAAAAGAACTGAATTTTCAGTTTGGGATATAGTAAAAGGTAAATGGATACCTGCGAATGACAATGAATTAAATCAAGAACAGCCAATTACGATTGAAAATATGAAAGATTTTGATGACCCTGAGATAGGTTCATTTGTAACTAAGGTTACTATGATGACTATTGAAGATGCAGTTAAAGTGTGGCATAGGAATAGTGAGTATGGTAAAAAAATACGTAGAGTACTTGATTATATGAATAGTAAGAATATCACGAAAATGACTCCTAATGATGCTGAAGAATCTAAAAAAGCATAGATAGTATAATTTTATATAATATTACTGAAATATATTTATAGAGTATTAGAAACAATTACAAAAATAAAATGTATTATATATGAGTTTAAATATTTTTTAATATGATTAAGGAAACTTATAAAGGAAATGCTGAAGCTAAAATACTTGAAGTTTCAGATATGATTTCTAACATCAAAAGAAGTATTCATAATAAGCAAATGAATGAGTCCAAGTTATTAGAGTTATTAGAAACTATGGAAAAGGACTTAAAACAATCATTATTTTTTATGTCATTATGGTAAAGGAAAAATTCGTATTATTCTTAGTAGCTTTATCAGCTCTACTTTTATCTGCATCAGCTGCTTTTTTTTCTGTTTACGGATTAAGTAAAGTTTTTGCAGGAGCAGGAGTATCGGTAATTATCATGGCTTCAGTATTGGAGGGTTCTAAACTTATTGCAGCATACTCACTACATCAAAACAAAGACATACTTCCAACGTCTCTTAAGACTTATCTTTCAATTGCTATAGTAGTTTTAATGCTAATAACTTCAGCAGGAATTTATGGATTTTTATCTAATGCATATCAGATAACTTCCAATAAAAATAATATTGCAGAAAGTAAAATAAATATAGTAAGAGCTAAATCCAACAATCTTACAACGAGGTTAAAATCATTAGAAGACGAGAAGGAGTCCATAATAAAAGATATTACTGAGTTAAGAAATGGATTATCTAATGGAACAATGGTTTCCTATATTGATAGGAAATCGGGGGAGAAGGTAACATCATCATCTTCAGAAACTCGTAAATCATTAGAATCTCAGCTAAATGATGCTACTAAAAGAAGAGACAATGTATCAGATAAGATAGAAGAGATATCCTCACAAGTTGATGGTTTCGAGATTAGTATACTAAATATGGAAACAAATAATGATGCAGCAGCTGAATTAGGCCCTATCATATATTTGAGTAAAGTTACTAACTTACCTATGGATAATCTTATGAATTATTTCATATTAATGATTATATTTGTATTCGACCCATTTGCTATAACCTTAGTTATTACAGTAAGTTACTTAGTTAACAATCTTTCCAAGTCTACTAAAAAAGATGATTTTGCTAGAAATAATTCAGATATATTAGATATCCTAAAAGATGAGGAAACAGATATTACCCAAGCTTACGAAGAAGTAACTTCGAATAACAAAATTAAAAAGAACGCTAAGAAAAGTACTAAGAAAAGCACTAATAAAAATACGGAAGAAGCTAGTATCAAAAAAAAAATATAATAAACCATAAAATGCACAATAAACTAGATGACTTTATTGTGCAAGATGAGTTTATCACGGATGAGTCAAAGATTAAAAACTATAAAGTATCTGTAGTTACCAAACCTAAACCAATATTCAAAATAGTTGATAACGGAAATAAAGTATTGACAAAAGAGAATATTGATGAATTAATTATAGAACCTGTATACGAAGAAATAATATATGACAAAACCGAAAACAATAAGCAAAATTATGCGTTATTAACTCCTGAAGAGTTTCAGGATATGACTGATGAGGATATCAAAACTTGGTATAAAAACACAAAAAAGTAAAAACAAAAAGTTATGGACACTAAAAATCTTGAAGTACAGTATTCAGAATTTATCAACTACATCGATACATACTTAGTCGATAGAGCTGATTCTCTAAAGAAAATGTATGATTCATTCGGGAATAGATTAGTTCTAGCACCCGCAAGTTCTATTGAGTACTACCACAATGCTTTTGTAGGTGGGTACATTGACCATGTTTTACGAGTAATTGATTTTTCCTTGAAAATGTATGATTTTTATGAGCAAACAAATCAAGACCTATCAGGATTCACAAAATCTAATTTGGTTTTTGTTGCTATGAATCATGATTTAGGTAAATTAGGATTTATCGGGGAAGGCAGAGAGAAGTATATCCCAAATGACAGTGAGTGGCATAGAAAAAATATGGGTAAGATTTATAAAACTAATGACAATATACCATTTAATTTAGTTCCTGATTTAAGTTTATATACTTTACAAAAATTTAATGTTTCTGTTTCTTGGGAGGAATATCTAGGAATCAAAATACATGATGGGTTATACGAGGAGGGTAATAAGGCTTATTTCATAGCTAGGAGTGAGAGTGCATCACTCAGAACAAATTTACAGTATATCATACATATGGCTGATTTAATGGCTTCTAAGTATGAATATGCGACTTGGAAAAATAGTAAGAATAAAGAAAAGAATAATATTATTAAAGAATCCAATAGTGCTTTAGATGATTTTAAACAATTGTTTGACAATTCTAAAAAATAACAGTTATGATTATAGCAATATTAATAACATTGAACATAGTTTGTTTTTATGTAATTTATGTAAATTTAAGTAAGATAGCTCGTCTAGGGGATGCCCTAGATGAGTTGGAGGCTGATAATGATGAGTTAATATCATTCATTAGTAATTTAAATACAAGACTTCATATTGATTACACTCACTTGAAAGAAATAGATAGGAGAGGTTCTTTTGAGTCTGATGACGAAGTTGGTTTTGTATTTAACACTATAAAAAGCATTATTGAGGATTCTTTCAAAATTGTTAACGATTTTTTGAAAACAATAGAATCCAATGCCGAAGAAGACATCGAATAAAGATTATTTTACATTAGATGTAGATAGTGCTATAATTAAGTACAATATTTCAGAAAGTATAAAAGAAAAACATTTAATATACACTAAAGAAATTTATCCATCATTAGATAAGTTAGCTGAAAATTTAATAAATACTTATAAGTGTCCTTATATAAATTTAGAATTTGAGGACTTAAAACATGATGTTGTATCATTCCTAACAGAAAAGTTACCTAACTATTCCCAATCAGCGGGTAAAGCATATTCATACTATACAGTTGCAGGAAGAAACTACCTGATTGCTCTCAATACCAAAAATTATAGTAAGAGAAAACAAATGGTTGACTTAGTAGAAGTTGACGAGGAGAGAGATATAGTATACGAAGTTTATCAGAATGACTATAGAGAAGACCTTCACATATTTGTAGATAAGTGGGTAGATGATATGTATCTCAAAATATATACAATATTTAAGAATAATGATGAAATTGCCATTGCTGATTCTATATTGGAATTATTCAAAATGAGAAATATACTAGATGTATTTAACAAGAAAGCAATATATTACATAATACGAGAAAGAACAGGAATTAAGACTCAGAAAATAACAAAAGTTATTAATATACTAAAAAAATATTTTAATAATTCTATGAATGAATATTTTAAAAAGTAATATTTATTAGTATTTATATATAAATGTAGATATGGGCAGTAACAATGATTCTATAGTATTTGATAAAATGTCTTTTTCGGATTTGATGAAAGACATTTACATAACTACAAAAGAGAAAGAGCAAATGATATCTAGGTTGGTTGAGAATATAGAAGGCATGATAAATAGTGCTGAGGATGCTTCAACAATCGGCCCTATTCTTAGAGATTACATCGATTTATCAATTAAGAACGATGACCATCTACTAAAGATGGCAGGAATATTCCAAAGGTCTGTAGCGAGTACTCAAAAATCATCAGGAACAACTGAAATGTATATTCTCTCAGAAGAAGAAAAGAAACAATTACTAGTTGATTATCCTCCTAATAATTTATTAAAATAAATATAGATGTCAATAATATTAGGTGAAGTAATTCAAACAGGTAAGTTAACATATAATGATAATTCAAAAAATTCGGATGGGGATATAATGCCTTTAGGAAGTATCAAAGTTAGATTAATAGCTAATACAGATGTTGAGAATTTAAAAGATGTATATGCAAGACCTATAACTTTAAATTATACTTTTATTCCATTGAACGGAGAATTAGTTGTGTTATTGAAAGCACCGTCTAAGGATGAATCAGGCCCTAAAACCAAGAATATAACATACTACTACTTACCATATCCATTAAATTCTACAGATGATTCTGTTATAAATCAGTTACATGCTTTAACTCAGAGAACTACTAATAAACAAAGTGGTACATTGATGAGGGATAATCCCTTCCCGCCCGGTAATACGTTTGCATTCCCCTGTAGACCTCTTGCACCATTACAACCTTATGAAGGAGACTTGATAATACAGAACAGGGGAGGTTCATCCATAAGATTAGGTATCGGTACGTCAAATAATTCACAATATTATAAAAAACCACAACACCATAAGGATACTAAGCTAGGAGACCCAACATTTTCTATGACATTAGAACCGCCTGACCCTCCTAAAAAAAGACCTATAAATGAGGATGTTGTTGAAATATCGGGAAATAAAAGTCAAACTAAAAATACTAAAAGTCAAAAATATAGAGTAGAAAATCTATCTAATAATTTCACAGGAATTTTTGGGGGAATATCTCAAAAATATACTAAAGTACGATTAGGTAGAGCAAGAAGATTTGAGACAAAAGGAATACCTAACTTTGATAAACCTCAAATATTACTAGATACCTCAAGAATTGTTTTAAACGCAAAAAAGGACAATATATTTTTAATAGCAAATGATAAAGTTATATTAGAGGCAAGAAAGTTTTTTATAACTACAGATGAGCATGATGTTGATTTTGATGAATTAGTAAATAGAGTTCAAGAGTTGGCAAAGCAATTAAAAGACTTAACTTCAGCAATGGCAGTATTTGCCACACCGTTCGGCCCAACAGGGCCTGCAACCAATTTGGTTGAAGTATTGAAAACATATTTACTATCATTGCGATTCGAATTACTCCCCCCTAGCATGTTCATAGCACCTCCCGAACCTAGGTTAGATGTTCATGACTTTGGTATAAATAATATAATCCCGTATGCTATATCAAGGAGACTATTAGGTTCAGGAGGAGGAAATCCAAACGCAAATGCTAACCCTGATTCTCCAACAATACCGTTAGATGGGTTTATTGCGGGACAAGATTCATACGATATACAAACAAGAAAAGATTCTATAAAATTATTGAATACTGTAAATTCTAAAGATATAGAATTAGATTATGACCCTGAGAAAGATTTACCTGAATTTATAAACGCAGATTGCGGACTACCGCTGTCAGGATGTGGAATCATAGTTGATACAAACGGTAAACAAATCAAATGCGATGGTGATGGAATAACAACTAAACAAGAAAAAGAGTCTGAAGATAATTCTCAAGATAATTTAGATAACAAAAATTTAAATGTTAAGTTAGTTAATTCAAAAAATACATGTAATGGATATTTATATGAACTATCAGCAAAAAAATTCGTAGCGTTAACGGGTTTAACATTAGAAGTAAAATATATATTATTATTACTTATAGGTAATGATGATTCATGTAAAGGTTGGTATATACTAGATAAAATAGTTGATAATAATTATGTAGTAAATGATGAATCAATATTAACACCTGATATATTAGCTGACGGTGAGTGTTTATCTAATATATTAATGAACAAAAAATGTTCGGGAGATGATATATTATACAATACTGAAATAAAAAAATTAACTAATGAAGTAAATTTTAATTAAATAACCTATTTATATTAAACTGTTATAATGGAAAAGAGCTCGGTAGAATCAAAATTAAGAAAAATAATAAGAGAAGAGTTAGATTATTATTTTGATAGATTAGAGTCAAGATTAAATGAATCTAAATCTTCAGTCGTTTCAAGAACAACTAATAGTACGATTCGTGATAAACCTGAAGTAAAACTTAAAGAATCTAATATTGATATTGAAAAGAAAAACTTTAGGCAAAAATTTAGTGGTTTGATGGGGATTATTACAGAAGGTATGGAGTACCCTGAAGAAGAACAAGAGGGAAGTAAATCTATATTAAATTCAAATGTATTATCTAAATTAGGTACAAATCCTAAGACAGAAGGAGTTTATAAAGCATTAACTAAGGATTATTCTGAATTGATAAAAAAAATGAATAAAAAATAAATAATGGCAGTACCAACAGTATTTAGAGCATATGAATCAAACTTTATAAATGATAGAGCTGTTGGCATACTGCTACCGTTTAATGGAGATGCTGTATTGGTCGACATTCAATATCCAAAGCAGATAAATAGAAAAGGAGTTGTAAAAACTTTTAGATTATCATACTCAACCGAAGAACAAGCTATATCAAATTTAGTTAATTTACTTTTGACAACAAAAGGAGAAAGATTAATGCAGCCTAATTTTGGTTCAAGTATCCCTGAATTTTTATTTGAACAAAACAGTATTGAAGCTAGGGAGTCTTTGAGAGTATCTGTAATAAGTGATATTGAATATTGGTTGCCTTATATATTATTAGATTCAGTGCAAGTTATATCTGAAAGCGATATTGCATTTCCTGATAGTTATTCTGAGCATAATGTACAAATTAAAATATTTTTTAGAGTAACTAATATAGGTGCTAATAGAAGCATCACAATTTTTATAGATTCAGGTGTGGTTAATTTCGAAATAGAATAATATATGAGTTCAAAACTGATTAATAATAATATAAGGAAGGATATAAAGTATCTCAATAAGGATTTCGGAGAGATTAGGCAAGAGCTTATAGATTATACTAAAAATTACTTTCCTGATACTTACAATGATTTCAATGAATCATCGCCCGGCATGATGTTCATGGAATTAGCAGCAGCTACAGGAGACATACTCTCATTCTATACTGATATACAGTTACGAGAGTCTCTCTTGCTAACTGTAGAAGAGAATCAAAATTTATTTAACATAGCTCATTCATTAGGGTATAAACCTAAGTTTAGAACACCTGCATCAGTTGATTTAGATGTATTTCAACTAGTACCATCTATAAATAATGGTACTTCTGTAGTTCCTGATTTTAGATATTGTTTACAGATAGATTCAAATATGATTGTTAGTTCTGAATCGAATAAAACTTTCAGAACCATTGACAGTGTTGATTTTTCATATAGTTCTTCATTTGATTCAACTGAAATAACCGTATACTCATTAGATAACACAGGCGAGGTTGAGTATTTTTTACTAAAGAAAAATGTTAAGGCAGTATCAGGAGAAATATTGACTGCAAGTTATAATTTCGACTCACCGAAACCCTATGATAAAATAGTATTACCACAACTCGATGTTTTAGAAATTGTAGATATATATGATTCTAATAATAATAAATGGTATGAAACACCTTATTTAGCACAAGATTTAGTCCCAATATCAGTACCTAATTTACCATATAATGATTCACATCTAGCAAAATATAGGTCGACTGCTCCGTATTTGATTCAATTCAAGCAAACTGAGAGAAGATTTGTAACAAGACTTAGAGAAAACAATAGATTTGAAATACAATTTGGTTCAGGAGTTAGTTCTGAATATGACGAGGAAATAATTCCGAATCCATTTAATGTTGGTTTTGGTTTAGATTATTTCGAAAGAGCAGTAGATTTAAGTATAGACCCTAAAAATTTCTTATATACTAAGACCTATGGTAAATCACCTGCAAATACAACTTTAACTGTGAGGTACACAGTTGGTGGTGGAGTTGAGGATAATGTAGGGGCAAATAGTATATCGACAATAGTTCAGTCAAACATAACAACACCTCAATCTAATTTAGATTCTCAAATATATAATGCTGTACTAGATAGTGTAGCTATTAACAATCCAAAACCTGCAAGTGGAGGATTGTCAAGAAGAAGTGTTGAAGATGTCAGGAGAGAAGCTTTAGCTAATTTTGCATCACAGAATAGAGCTGTTACTAGAGATGACTATATAGTAAGAGTATATTCCATGCCTGTTAAATTTGGGGCTATAGCTAAAGTATGTGTTGACTTAGATGACCAATACTTAGATAATTCTATGGATATTCAGAATATAAATTATTTTGGAATTAATTTGCATTGTTTAGGATATGATGAAAATAAGAATTTAGCAGTATTAAATGATGCCGTTAAGTTTAATTTATTGAATTATCTAAAAGAATACAGAATTATGACAGATTCTGTAAGTATTAGAGATGCATTTATAATTAATATAGGTGTTGATTTCGAAATAATAGTTGATGAAGTATATAATAGTAATGAAGTTTTGTTAAGGTGTATAAAAAGTTTGAAAGATTATTTTGATATAGAGAAAATGGGTATAGGTAAACCTATATTTAAGAATAGTGTAATGAAAGAAATTTCTCAAGTTGAGGGAGTAATATCTGTAACAAATTTAAGTATTTTTAATCTATATGATGTAACGCTAGGATATTCAGGCAATGTTTATGACATAGATTCAGCAACAAAAAGGAATATAATATATACATCATTAGACCAAAGTATTTTTGAAGTTAAATATCCAAATAAGGACATTAGAGGTAGAGTAGTAAATTATTAATTATGTATCATGCCATTTATGCAACAAGAGACACCACATTATATGAAAAGA